AACGGTCGAACCCATGCGCCTCGATCCCCCTCTCTCGTAACAACGCGACGAGATGCCCAAAACCGCTCCCAGCATCGACCACCCTCGTCGGAAAGAACGTCGTTCTTATGCGTTCTGGGTGCTCCCCTTCGATGGCTTTCCGTGCCTCAAAGGAGTAGTCCGTCACTGGCTCCCACGGTTTCTCGGCGGGCTCCTGGCTTAGAACCAATTCCTCGAAGCGTTCTAGGGAGGCCGCGTCCAGTAGCGCGCCTAAACCATCGATCACTTCATGGCCTCGCTGGTGTGCGTCCCTGGAACATCCAGATACACAATCATCGCCCCCACCGCGCGGCACGCCTCCACCACCTCCACAGGCAGCCGACCAGCCCAGTCACTGCCCTTGACGAACACCCGTGGGGTATAGAGGCGAATACAGTCCGCTGGGGTTAGTTCTTGTTGCGTGATCGCCTGCGTCACCCCGCGTATCTCTGCCACCGTGTCACGCCGCTGGGCTTGCGTCCAGTACGGTTCACGGCCCTTGTGGGTGCGGATGTAGTCATCCGGCGCCACTGCGACGTAGAATGCCTCGTCTCTGTTGTTGTGCGCTTCAAAGCGGCAGAACGACTGTGCGAGCCGCAAGAAGGTGACGTGTCCCGAATGGAGCCCGTCAAAACACCCAGAACAGAGAATCATTCCTCTTGCCCGCTGCGCTCGATCCGCTCGTACTGGTCCCGCACGCTCCCCACCGGCCCGGAATGCGCGTTCAGATATTCCGCCGCCTCCTCTCCGTACTTCTGGGAGGCCGCCTCCAGCACAGCCGCCTTCGTCGCGCCGGGATTCATCATCCCGCGGTTGACCTCGGCTTTCTTGCGCTCGCGTCGGTTCGCGTTCTCGCGTGTCGTGTAGATCAACAGCTCTTGCCCCCGAGGCCCACGGGCGACGTAGCCGTCCGGACTCACCGTAAACGAGACGTGGTCCTTATTCTGAAGGTATTCCGGACGCGCTCGCAAGTAGCCCGCCTGCTCCGCTTCAGCCAGCTTGCTTTCCCGGATGCTGCAATCGAGCCAGCGCGTGACCAGATCCGGATCCTTGAGTTTGATGTCCTCCGAGGGCAGACCGAAGACGTTTTGGAGGCCACGCTCCAGCACTTCAATCCGGGGGCGAGGAATCTCCACCGGCATCTCAATCACGGGCTCGATGTAGGTCGGGTCGTCGGTCTTCTTGCGCGGCATCAGTCTTCCTCCATGACGGTCGGACGGCCAGGCGTGTAGTTCTTGGTCAGGTCGGCCCACTTCGCGGCGGGAATCCCTAAGTTCTTCGTCACCTTCTCCTCAGTCGCCGTCATCCGCACGATCGGCGTATTCCGCCCGCCTGACGGCTCGGTGACGAGCGGTTCCTTCGCGGGAGGCGCAATGCCCGGCTTCCGCTGCATGACATCGGCCCCCAACGCCGCCAGCACGAGCAACTGCGCGGCTTGTGGGTCGGCCGTGATTCTCAGCCCGCCCGGATCCTTGAGAACCTGGCCCCAGAGCGCCCGAAGCGAGGTTTCCGAGATGCTGTTCCCGGCCGGGTCCTTCACCTGCAACGCCTTGTAAAAGTTCTGGTTGCTCCGTTCCTGCAAGGTCTGCGTTTCAATCGGCGCCATCGCCTGCTGGGTGATGCGCTGGGCGCGCCGATCTTGCAGCTCGAGATACCGGCGCCCACGGTCGGCATCTGGTTTGCCGTCCGGCGTCCAGAAATCCATCAGCTTCGCGGCTTCCAAGGCGTCCGGATCCTCCGTGGGCTTCGCCGGGGCCTGGGGCACTGGCTCCGGCTGCCGCGGTTGCATGAACCCCGGATTCTGCTGGAGGAAGTCCACATAGGGGCGATTGGCCGCCAAGAACTGCTCGGCTTCGTCCACCCGCGCGGCTTTGACCTTGAGTTCTTTGTTCTCCGCCCGCTTCCGACTCAGCTCCGCCAACAGACCCGAGACCCGCTGTTGATCGCGCGCCAGTTCGGGGTCGGTCAGGTCTTCCTCTTCGGGAGGAGCGGGAGGCACGTCCGCGGGGGCGGCTTGCGCCTCTGGGGCGGGGGCGGGGGCCGCGTCGTCGTCGTCTTCGACGTTCACGACCTGGCTGTCAGGGATCTCACTCATACGGCTCCTTCAACAACTGCGAGGATGTCTGACTCTTTCAGAATCAATAGACGGGTTTGCGCGTGATTGACCCACAGCTCTTGACCGACGGCCCACGAGAAGACGACGTAATCGCCAGGCTTCACGTCGTTGGTGTGCCGGGGATTGTCCGGCGGCCCGACGGCGACGACGGTCCCGGTCATTTCGGGCTTGCGGTCCTCCGCGATGTGCAAGCCGCTCGCGGTGGTAGTCGGGGGCGGGTCGGGCTTGATGAGCACGCGACCGGGCAAAGGTGTGAACACTTACCGACCTCCTCGAGACAACGACGCCGGGCGAGATTCGCGCTCTTTCTGGGCGTCCAGTTGCGCGATCCGCGCATCCGGCCACGACAGAAGCGCGTTAATCGCATTGTTCGCGCTGTCAATTTCCGCCACGGCGGCCCCAATGTCCTGATTCGCCGCCCTGGCGTCGGCAATGGCGCGCTTGATCTTCGCGGGGTAGCCCACGACCCATTCGAGGCGCGCGACTTCCAAGAGGCGCAGATAGCCAGGATGGGTGACGAGGCTCGCCCACTCGTCGCGCTCCGTCATCCCCACACCAGAATCAGCATGGCGATCACCGTCGCCACCGTATAGCCCGCCCAGAAACACAGCCCGTCACGCGCGGTCATTTCGGCACCAGATGGGTGAGGAGGGCGATAGCCCATGCGAGACTGGCGCCACACCACAACCCTTGCCACCAACAGAGAGGGGGATTCTTCATTTCGTGGCGAGGATGTTCACGTACACCTGTCCTGACCCTTCCCAGGCGTCATAGTTGGCCGGCGTCATCAGCTCGTGATCGGCCCAGCGCAACGTAAAGCCCGCATCCCAGAACCGCTCCACGAGTTGTTGTCCGGTCGCCTTCGCCGCCGTCAGGCCACGGGGCCACAGTTCGACAATCCAGGTCGGACACGTCTGCACCAACCTGCGGGCGCCGTCGAGAATCGCCACTTCCCCGCCTTGAGCATCCATCTTGATTAAGTGCGCGTGGTCCACCAGGTCATCCAGGCGCCAGGTCGTCACTGTGGACTTGCCGCGCGGACTGTTGACTGCGTCCTCATACAGGCTCGATTCTTGCCCGCATTCGTAGAGCGTCATATCCCCCGGCGCGTTCCGAACCGCCCCACAATACAGCGTCAGTTGAGGGAGGCACCGTTCCCGAATCTTCCGCTGATGCTCCAGCAAGGGTTCGATAGCAATCACCTTGCCCGTGGGTCCGACCGCGTCCGCCATGTACTCGCAGAACGTGCCGTCACTCGCGCCCACGTCGACGCCGGTCTGTCCCGGCTTCAGGTGCGGGCCGATCCAATCCTGAATCCGGCCCTTCGGACGCGACCCCATTACTGGAGCGTGTTCGTGCTCGGGGCCATCAACGGCGCTTGCGGCGGCGGCAGCATGCCCGGCTGACCCATCCCCATCCCACCCAGGAGCCCGCCGAAGCCGCCCATCTGGTCGAGCGCCTGCGTCTGCATCAGGTCTTGCGCGGGACTGCCTAAGAACGCTTGGGTGTTCTCCACACGGAAGATTTTCAGGAACTCCCGACCCATCGCGCGGGCCGCTTGGGGCGTCTGGAACATCGGCCCCATAAAGGGGAACATCTGCAAGAGCGCCGGAAGCATTTGCACCATCGAGACCATCTGCTGCTGCTGACGCAGCGGATCGGCCGTTTCCACGCTGCCCCGCGGCTTGAACCGGAACACGCCTTCGAGCAGTTCGGCGGTGACCTTCTTGTCCGGCATCGCGGACATGATGTCCACGCCCCGCCCTTCAAGGCTCGCCATCATGGACTGGGGCGGCTCGATGCCGTCCTGCGCTTCCGCTACGGTGCGCTTGAGAATGGCATGCCGGATCTGGGCAATGTCTTCCATTGACTCCTGGAAGCGCCGGATAATCTGCTTCATGCGGATTTCGGACGCGGCCGTCGCCATTTGCACTTCGCCCAGCGTCCGAGACTCGCTGGAGACCTGGCCCGCGCTGATGTCGTTGACCCCCACGACGCGCTCGGCGGTCTGCTCGCACATCTGGATGTGGTTCATCACGGACGCGGTGTAGTCCGGCACTTCGACGGGCTGGATTTCCTCCATCTGCCGCACATCGATCACCGCGCGCGGCCCCCACGGCTGTTCGTAGGGGTCCCAGAGCGCCCCCACGAGACGCTTGACGGGGGCCTGGACAATCATCGCGGCTCGGTCGGCGGCCATGTTCCGCCACGCCGTATGTTCGTCCAGAATGGTCCCGAGTTTGTGCCCGATGAGGCTGAAGCCTTCGGTCGCCCGGTCCGGACGGGGGAACAAGTTCACCAACACGAAGCGCGACCGCTCCAAGTCGTCGTGTTGCGCGCGCAACAGTTGCTGACTCTGAACATGGAGCGTGCAGAGATACCAGCGGGCGCCGTCGTAATCCGCCCCCTTGAGCTTTTTGAGGTCCATCGAGGGGAAAAACTCGTTCAGGTCGAGCAAGACGAGCACTTCCCACAGCTCTTTTTCGGCCGTCGTCGATTCTGACGGCGCCACCGTGTGTCCGGAACGCTGCAGGGCCTGGTCCGGTTCCTTATCGCCGGTCTCCGTCATCAAACGAATGGCTTCCTTGTCGTACACCCCCGCCTCGGCTTGCCGTTTCAGGTCGGCATACCGGCGCCACAGACGTTTGCCGTAGCCCCAGATCTCTTCCTTGTCGCGCGCATGGCCGGGGAGAATCACGGAATCCCGATACGGAATGATGCGCTCCACTGGGCCGGTTCGGACTCTGGCGCGCTCGTCCACCACGGTCTCGGCCGCAATGTCCATCGCCCCCGCCACCACGACCTTACCGTCTGGACCATATTCGATGTCCGGATCAAGGTCTTCGTTGTAGAGCATGCCCCCGGTCAAGGGGTCCGTCTTGACCTTCGCCATCACCCGCTTGCGCGTGACGCGCATTTCGGTGCCTTCGTACACTTCCAACAGACCCCGGGGTTCAATGAGCGAGATCAGCGCCAGCTTGTCAATGGCCGACTGGAGGCGCCCCTCTTCCGCTTTCCACTGCGTGAACTCCTCGACAAAGGGCGCACGGTTGGCGGCTTCGCCCCAGCCCTCTACGGACCAAATAGGCGTCACCCAGACCGTGTCCATGAGCCGTGCGTGGATGGCGTCCGCCTTCTCGCAGGCGAGATACGAAGTCAGGTCCGCGGCATCGGGCCACGGGGCATTCCGTCCCTGTCGGGTGCGGGCCTGTTCGTACTGCTGGTGCCAGTAATCCACGTCCTGTTCATGGGACGCACGGGCATCGAGGCCCTTCTGGAGTTCGTCGCAAAGGAAGAGGCCGAGAGCTTTGCGCTGTTCGGGGTTCAGCGGGAGATCGAAGGGGTCGTTAGAGCGCGTCGCCATTAGTCGTCTCCGTTCCACATACGCACGCCCTGCACGATGAGGATCAGCACGAACGGCCCGACGAACGCTACCGCGATCAAGGCCAGACCAACCAAGCGTCTCAACGCTTCTTGATCCTGATGGGATGGACTATGGTCTTCTTGACGCGGTCGCCAAGACTCGGATTGACACTAGACGGCTGCGACATCAGAACCCCACCTTTCGAACCAGGACCGTCTTACCGTCAGGCAAATACAGCACGGGCTTGCGCTCCATGTCGACGGTGACCGAGGACGGCGGCGGAATAATCGGCGCGTCGTCGCTCATGGCATCCTTACTAGCCAGTGCGCGCCCTCAGCTATCAGAGCGCCCATCACCAGCCAAAACACCGCATCCACCCACGTCGCCTGGTCGTTCGTCAGCTCGTCATAGAGCGTGCGCGCACGTTCGTGCGGCGTCGCGTTACTGGAGTTCAATAGCCCCCCCGTGACGTTCTTGGCGGTGCCCAGTGAAACCGCTCATTCGGATCGAATTGCGCCCGTCGCGCCTGCTGAGAGACCGCCCGCGCCGCATGCCGTTCCACTTGCTGTTGCGTCGGCTGCGCCCCGCCGAAGTTCAGCTCCAGATACTCCGTGCAGTTCTGGCCGTGCTCGTACCAGCCGTCCTTCTTGGGCTTCCGGATCTGCTTGGACCCCACCGAGACCATGTGTTCGTCCCAGACATACCCCGCTTCGAACCCATCCGCCAGGAACGGCCAGGACTTGACCATATCCGGAGAGATCAACAGCCACCGCTGCGGATCATTCGATAGGCCAAACGCTTCTCCTTGCGGAGTCCGCTTCCGCATGTACGCCGCGATCCGCTCCACCATCGTGCCGCGCACATCGGGCGCGTTGCTATTGTCGAGGAACCGCGGAGCAAACCCGTGTTCCTGCAGCACCTTTACTCCGTTGTTGCGAATCCCTTGGGAATTGTTGTGCGAGCCCGCCGGGTCACAGCAGGTCTGGACAAAGGGCACATGCGGAAACCACTGCGCGCGATAGAGCTTGATCAGCGGGGCGAAGTCCTCGAGGAAGAGGTTCTGGCCCATCAACCCGCCGAGCAAGAGCAGTTGATTCCAGGGCGTGTACTGGCCCCAGACGACGCAGGGATGATGCTTGCCGAAGTCGATGGCCTCACAGAGCGGTAAGGACGGGTTGTAGGTCAGCGTCCGCACATGCAGGTCGCGGACGAACATCGGTTGCAGCCCCTTTTCGGGGTCACCGCCGTAGACCGGCTTGCCAATGACGTTCAGGCCCCGCTTGCCGAGGACGGCACTCCGATGCTTCGGATGGCTCGGCGGGTACGCGGCGATCAGGCCGGGGATCGTCTCGGCGGGCAGGTTGTGCGCGTTCGCATGAATGGGCGCGCTGTAGTACTTCCGGCCAACCAAATGGTTGTCGTCGGGGAACTCGTTGCAGAGCCAGTGGTTCTCGTCGGGAGGATTCGGGGTCAAGAGCAACTGATGGGGATAGCCGGTCTGGGAGAGCCGGCCCAGCATCTCGAGGAACACGTCATGCGGCAATTCTTCGGTCTGGTCGTTGTAGATACCAGCGAGCGTCATACCGCGGAATTTGCCATAGCGACTGGTTTGGTCCTGGGCCTTAATCCCGAAGATATAGACCTTCGACTGCTTCCCATCCACCGCGGGGAATACATCGCACAACTCCGTGCTGTCCCATTGCACGTCCACGCCAGCCCGCGCACAGACCGTCCGCCACGGTGGTTTGAGCTTGGTCTGGGTATCCCCGTCAGAATACCGGCAAATGAGCCACTGGATCCCCGGATGCTCGATACACGAGTTGAACACCTTCCAGAGCGCCGCTGTGGTCTTCCCCACACGAAACGCGCCCTCAAAGTCGATATGCCTCGTCGTGTCTTGCAGAAACTCGGCAGTCACGCCCCGCCAGATCATCCGCAGTTCGGGCTCAGGCGGCGTGGTATTCATGCACGACACGGACGGGTCGCTGGTCGTTGCCGCTGATCTCGACGTGTTCCGTGGGCTTACCGAACGTCTTCTCGTGGAGATGTTTCTCCATGTGTGGGGCCTTGCCGTCGAGGATGCGCGCCTTCAGCGTCACGCGGTAGGTCTCACTCTCAAAGAACTCCCGCCAATACTGCTTTTCTTCGAGAGTGGTTTTATTCGAGGCGCCCTTGGGACGTCCGCCCTGACCCTTCTTGAATGGCACCTATTCCGACCTATTAGTGATGGTCTAGTGTAGAGGCGAAACCGCTAGGGCTGGTAGGCTTCTTCGTGTTCTACACTAAGGGCGCGGTTGACCTTGGCCCGGATCGCGCATGCCTCGCAGCGGTATTTCACCGACGGCTCGCGTCCACATTCCCCGCAGAGGCCATGTGCACGTCGTTGACGACGGAGCGCGGTCACCGCGGCCGTATGGGGCGGGGGAATGGGTTTCGCGCAGTGCGGACAGTTCATGGATGCCCCTTCCCGCGGCGACTCCAGCCGTTACCCTTCTCCTCCAGCAAGATCACCGTTTCGTCCTCTTCGAACCACCACGCATTGATGCAGCGGCGCACGTAATCCGACATCGTGAGCCCGGCTTTCTGCGCGTGCGCCTTGACGCGGGCGTGTTCGTCCTGACTCACGGAGGCGTAGACGTGAAAGACTTGCGACGCCATCTAGGTCTCCTGCTCTGGCTTCGATGCCTACAAGTGCAAATGCACGAACGTCTTACGCGCGTGGTCAGTCAGCGACTACGCCATCGACAGGATCTACCGCGTCCACCAATGGTGGTTCTTCATTGCACCGGCAACACACGCATCGCTCGTCTAGCGGGTCATCTAGTCCGTGTAGGACCGCCGCAGCATGGCCACACGCGAGCACGATTTCCCACCACCCTATCCCCTTCGAGGGTAATCGCTGACTACTCACCACGCGCACCCACAGCCCGCGCTTCGTCCGATACCGCCGCCGCTGTTCATCGAAATGCCTGTCGCAGAGTTGGTCGCTGCGCTCAGATCGCCCCATGCCGCACCGGATACAATTGCCTGCCCGCTGGCGCCTCTCGCGCATCGCGGCCATACGCGCGGCCTCGGACTCCTTCGTGCGGTTCATCCAAGTAGGCATCGATCACTTTTCTCCGGTCGTCGCTCTGCGGTAGATCCTGTCGTCTCGAATAGTCGCTCCCCAGCCACCGCGCGTCTCTAAGTCTTTGTCTTGGTTGCACTTTCCGAATCAGGAGACGGGGAGGAGACGACCCCCTCCGCCTGCGCGAGTACTGGCGATGGATCGTTAGACAGCACGAATCCGAGCAGTGCCCGAAGATCGTCCATCGCCTCATCGAACTCCAGATCCTGATCGGCGTCCCACGAGATGACGAGTTTCTTTGCCACCTCTTCGAGCTGCGGGGTCCGTGGCTCCTGCGCCGCGCCTTGAACAGGTCTCGTCATGCGACTTTCCTCCGATGGTTGCGGGCGTAGTCCTCGAACTTGCAGACCTTACACAGCCGACGATTCGCCCATCGGGCCAGGTCGCGGAGCTGCGGGTCTGTCGCCATCTGACCGGTGTGGTAGTCCCGATAGACCATCACGAACGGGTCGATCCCGTAGCCCTGAATCACCGCGATCCGAGCCAAGTCCTGCTCAATGGTGGAGTTGCAGCCGACCAGCACGAAGCTCTGGAGCTGCCACGCCTTGATGCCCGCCGCGAACAGCATCTCGACGCCCCGGCGATACTGGCGCTCGGTCCGAATGTCATCAAACGCGAAGGTGATTTGTCGCCGCGAGCGATGGACGTTCCAGAACGGGGACGCCGCCAAGGCCAAGCTCAGGGCCGGCGTCACGACCCTGACATCAAGCCCCTGACTCGGACACCAGTCGATCCCGCGCTCGGTGAACTCCACGAGTCGCGCGATCGCCCACTTCTCCCGCCAGAAGAACTCGTTATCCAGCAGCACCACGAACGGACGGCGGCGCGTGCTCTCCCGGTTGATCAGCGCGTCGATCGTCGCGACTTCGCGCGGTTTACCTTCCTTCAACGGCACGATGCAGGCCGGGCACGTCTCCTGCGTCCAGATACAGCCGCGCATCAGATACCCGACGCCGTAGTCGATGCCGTACAGGCGGTAGTCCGGCCGCATGGCCTCCACGTCGTCCGGCAGCGTGCCCTTCATGTCCACGCCGGACCCGCCCACGATGGCCCCAAGGTCACGAGCGGCTTCGGCCTTGTCGCGGTTCCAACTGAACACGGCCGAGGCGTAGACCCGATCAAACAACATCCCTGTGAGCGGCCCTTGCGCGCCACGCATCAGGCTCGTCTCATGGCCCTGCGCCTTGTGCCACGCCGACAGCTTCATCAGGGCCAGATTCGGGAACCCCGTCCGGTCCAGGTCGATCAGGCCGACTCTCACGCTTCGCCCTTGGGAGGTTGGGGGGCCTGCGCCGCTCCATGCGCTAGATCAACCAGTGTTTTGCGCGCCACGAGGGCGGCTTCCTGACAG